GCAATCTCCGCAGACCTCCCTTTACTACTCGCTTCAGGTAATGGGTGACACGCAAGACAAGACCAGTGCATATGCTGCATTGGATGAGTCTGAGGTGGACGATTACCTGGAGTCGATTCTTAATGATCCTGCTCCACAGTGTAATTGCGGCGAATGAACCCTTATCAAAAACTCCTGACTCGTAAACGAACCTGGACCCCTGTCCAGACCACAGCTGGCAAGTTGGCAGACGGTGCGGAAGAAACAATCTTCCGTGCCCTTGCTATCCGTCATATGGAACTGCCGGTTGGTGACTTTATCCATGAGGCTTTGAAACATGAAGTTCCAGAAATGGCAAGGGATCTCCTTTTGTCCAATATCCGGGACGAAGAAAAACACGACATGGCTCTCGGTTACATCGCCAACGCTATTGGGGTGGACGAAAAAGCTGAAGAGGAAGCAAAGAGACTCAGGGATGCTTGGGTCTCGCATCCAGATCACACGGTCCTCAAAGCGATGGTGGCCGAGCGTGCAATTTTCTTTGTTCTACTCCCATTCTTCCGCTTTAATGGTGACGCTGGTCTCCGAACAGTAAGCGCCGATATCAGTCGTGATGAGCAAGTCCATGTGGCAACGAATAGCCTGGTATGTCGTGAGCTTGGTCTCGATTGGAGTCCTTCTCTCGATAAGCTCAGGAAAGCAACCATTAATTGGGTGATGCAACCCCTTACTGGGGTACACACCAATAAATATCTGAACAAAAAATTTTGGCTGGATGCAAGTGATCGTCTGATGTACGAGGGCAAAGCTCCCGAGCTTTCCGAGACCAAACGTGCTCGTATGCCAGCGTTCTTTGAACATGCAAATCCAAACCTCCCACAGTACGCTTAATCTTGGGCTTACTGTTCAAGCGTTGTTGGCAGAACTTGAAGATAGCTTTCCTCAGTTCCTGCCACAACCAAATGATCCAATCAACATGATCATGTACAAGAGCGGTCAACGTTCAATTGTTGAGTGGATAGCAAATCGTATTTCCGAAGAGGAACTCTAATCATGTGTTTTGGTAACGCTAGCCGTATTGCTGAGCACCGAGCTGAAGACGCTAAGCGTGAAGCTGCTCGTATCTCTGCTGAGGGTGAGAAGCGGATGGCTGCTATGCAAGCTCAGGCTGAAGCAATCAAGCCCAAGTTCACGCCTCCCCCGGCAACTGTTAATTCGACTCTCGCAACCACTGGTGGTGTGAAGAGTTCTATGTCTAAGCGTAAGTCCACTCAAGGTATCAACAAGGGTATCGCGGCTCTCCGTATCCCTCTGAATACAGGTGGCTCTGGTTCCAATAGCAACGTAAACATTGGTTGATTAAATGACCGCACGATCTAGGTACGATCAACTGACACGCAACCGTGCTCAGTTTCTCGACGTTGCGGTTCAATGCTCTAGGTTGACCCTTCCTTACCTCATCCAAAATGATGAGGGTCGTACATCCTGGCAGAAACTCCCAACACCTTGGCAGTCAGTTGGTGCAAAGTGTGTGGTGACGTTGGCAGCAAAACTCATGCTGTCACTGCTCCCCCCGCAAACCACCTTCTTCAAGCTTCAAGTTCGTGATGACAAGCTGGGCACTGACCTGCCTGCTGAGATCCGCTCTGAACTTGACCTGAGCTTTGCCAAGCTTGAACGGATGGTGATGGATTCGATTGCTGCTTCTAGTGATCGAGTTACTGTTCACCAAGCTATCAAGCATTTGGTTGTTGGTGGTAACGCCCTGCTGTACATGGGCAAGGATGGGCTCAAGCATTATCCATTGAACCGCTATGTCGTTGAACGAGATGGCAGTGGTAACGTCATTGAGATTGTTACTAAGGAGCTGATTAATCGCAGTCTCCTGCCTCAGAACTTTTTAGACATGGACCCCAAGCCCAATCACCCCGGTGATATTGGTGGCAATGGAACCATGACTGATGGTGATGTTGAGGTCTACACCCATGTTCGTCTTGACAACAACCGTTGGCTTTGGCATCAGGAAGCGTTTGATAAGCGCATCCCTGGTACCGAAGGCAAAGCTCCCAAAGAAGCCAGCCCGTTCCTGGTCCTAAGGTTCAACACCGTTGATGGTGAGAACTATGGACGGGGCAGGGTGGAGGAATTCCTTGGTGACTTCCGCTCTCTTGAAGCACTCGCTCAGGCCCTCACAGAAGGTTCTGCAGCAGCTGCAAAGGTCGTCTTCGTGGTATCACCCTCAAGCACGACCAAACCCCAGACCATCGCCCAGGCAGGCAACGGAGCCATCGTTCAAGGGCGACCTGATGACATTGGTGTGATCCAGGTTGGTAAGACCGCAGACTTTGCTACGGCTGCCAACATGATGGCCACCCTTGAGCGTCGGCTCTCTGAAGCCTTCCTTGTGTTGTCGGTTCGTCAAAGCGAACGTACAACCGCTGAAGAGGTCCGCCTCACTCAACTTGAACTGGAGCAGCAGCTGGGTGGATTGTTCAGTCTGCTGACTGCTGAATTCCTTATCCCTTATCTCAACCGCAAACTGCTGGTTCTTCAACGCTCTGGTGAGCTTCCCCGCATCCCTAAGGATCTGGTCAAACCGACCATTGTTGCAGGTATTAATGCTTTGGGTCGTGGTCAGGATCGAGAGTCGCTCACGACTTTCATTACTACCATTGCTCAAACCATTGGCCCTGAGGCAATGATGCGTTTCATCAATCCTGATGAGGCCATCAAACGTCTTGCAGCTGCACAAGGTATTGATGTTCTCAACCTCGTAAAGAGTGTCGATCAACAGAAGTCTGAGATGCAGCAGAACATGCAGGTTCAGCAAGGTATGGAGCTGACCAAACAAGCAGGTCAGATGTTGTCTTCGCCCATTGCTGATCCCACCAAGAACCCGCAAGCATCTGAAGTTATTAACAATGCCCTTGGATACCAAGCCGTCCCGCCCACAGAGGGTACCCCACAACAAGCCCAAGGTGGAGAAGCAGCCCCTGCCTGATGAGTCAGGTTATGCAAAACCCACCTCCTTTGATACCAACAAGTACGCCCCCAAAGACAAGATTGGTCGCCCCACCGTGGGTGTTCCCAATCGTGTTGAACGAGTTGGTCTTGGCGGCTTGAAAACTATTACTAACTATGGCAATCAATCTAACGTATGATCCCAGCACTGACCCTGAAGCTATTGAAGCTCAGGAGGCCAGTGATGCTGACGCTTATGCTATTGGCGAACAGATGGAGCAAGAGCAACAAGCTCTGCTCGCTGGTAAATACCGTAATGCTGAAGAGCTAGAGCAAGCTTACATTGAACTTCAAAAGAAGTTTGGCTCTAAGGATCAAGACGAATCCAGCAACCCAGAAGAACAGTCTGACGAAGACCAGACAGACGAAGAAGAAACAGAAGATCCCTACGTGGACTTTCTGTTTGATGCCTCTGCTGAATACACCGAAACGGGTACTCTTAGTGAGGAGACCCTAGCTGCGTTCTCGCAGATGTCCTCTACTGAACTGGTAGAGGCATACATGCGGCTGCAGCAGCAGCTGCCTCCCGCTGATGAACCTGCTCAAAGTGTGGAGCTTAGCGACTCTCAAATCAATCAGATCCAGAACAGCGTAGGTGGTGAAGCTGCTTACCAGCAACTCACTACCTGGGCAGCGGAGAACTTCTCACCTGCAGAGGTGGAAGCTTTTGATGCTGTCATTGAGTCTGGAAACATGGCTTCGATTGGCCTTGCTCTTCAAGCTCTTTACTACCGGTACACCGATTCAATGGGCTTTGAAGGCAACATGATCCAGGGCAAGCCTGCACAGGCTGCAGATGCCTTCCGTAGTCAGGCAGAGGTTGTTCGTGCAATGAACGACCCTCGCTACGACTCTGACCCTGCTTACCGGCAGGATGTGTTTAACAAACTTGAACGCTCTAACCTTGATTTCTAATGGCCCGACTTGCTAAAGGCAAGGGGAAACAGAACCTCAAAATTGCTCAAGGTAAAAGCTTTGATCTGAATCAACCGTATATCCCTGGTGGCCAAAGCTATCAGGGTATTCCCAATGCAACTCCTGAAATGCTCAGGCGTCTGCAGGAACGGAAGCTTAAGAACAAAGGTGGCCAAGAGCTTCCTGGTTTCCTCAAGAATGCTTAATTAATGGAAGTAGAAGAGTAAGCAATATAAAAGTCCTCTGCCTTGATTCAATGACTTTATTCACACTGACCCTCGCTGCTCTCGCCTCTTGGTATGGCCATCCCTATCACGGGAGGACCACTGCCAATGGCGAGACGTACAACATGAATTCAATGACTGCAGCTCACCCATCGCTTCCATTTGGAACAAGGGTGCAGGTATGCAGTAAGCGCACTGGCCGCTGTGCTGTCGTCAGGATCAATGATCGTGGGCCGTTTGTCCATGGTCGATCCATTGACCTCAGCAAGGCAGCAGCTCAGCGCATTGGACTGTTGAGTGAGGGGGTGGGAGAAGTAACTCTTAAACGATTAAACTGATGGCAAAAGCTACTCCCTACGATCCTAAAAATCTGGCTACCACGTCTGGCATCACGACTCAATATGTGACCAACACTGCTGCGGCTGATGGCTTCCAGCGTGCTTATCCGTCTGGTCAAACGCTGACTGAACTGAGCCCCCGTGGCACGAAGGTTCAAGCCAGCACCCTTGCTGCTTGGCCCTGATTATGAAAGGCAAAGGCGGTAAAAGTGGCGGCGGTAAGAAGGGCTGCTGATATGGCTAAACCGGGTCTTTATGCAAACATTCACGCCAAGCGTGAGCGTATTGCCAAAGGTAGCGGTGAGACCATGCGTAAGCCTGGAACACCTGGGGCTCCTACAGCTGCTCAATTCAAGAAGGCAGCTAAAACAGCCAAGAAAAAGAAGTGATCACAAAGCCCGCGCCCGTGGCTTAGTAACGGCGAAATTGTCCACGCTCTTGGTTTGGCCTAAGGCTGGCCTCGTGGGCAGGAAGGAAGTGGAGTCAGGCACCTCAGAGTCGGACCTGGCTCCTGTTGGCTATTGGCCCTCTACGGAGGACACCCTTTAGCCATTGACAGTCGGAGAGACGACACCCCTTAAAAATAGCGCGAAAAAATTTCTCAGATCTGAGAGCAAGTCCTTTTCAACTTTCTCTCTTACCTAACAATGGCTAACGCTCTCGTTACCTCTCTGGGTACTATTAACCAAACTTCTAGTACCCCCCTTGCTCTTGGTACCGCTTATGATACCAAGTACGCTACTTACCTGAAAATCTTTAGCGGCGAACTGTTCAAAGCTTACGAGTCGGCTTGTATCGCTCGTGACACTGTGATGCGTCGCACCCTGAAGAATGGTAAGTCCCTTCAGTTCATCTTTACTGGCCGTATGACGGCGGACTATCACACCCCTGGCACCCCGATCCTGGGTGGTGGTGATCCCCCGGTGGCCGAAAAGACCATCGTTTGTGATGACCTTCTCGTCAGCTCTGCCTTTGTGTATGACCTGGATGAGACCCTGGCTCACTACGATCTCCGTGGCGAAATCTCCAAGAAGATCGGCCACGCTCTGGCTGAGGCTTATGACAAGAAGATCTTCCGTCAGATCGCCAAAGCTGCTCGTGAAGCTCACCCGATTACCGCTGCCCCTGGCCCCGAGCCCGGTGGTTCTGTGATCCAGCTGGGTGCCAACAAAGAGTTTGACGCTCAGGCTCTGGTGGATGCCTTCTTTGAGGCCGCCAGCATTCTGGATGAGAAGAACGTGCCCCGTCAGGGTCGCTTTGCTGTGCTGTCCCCGCGTCAGTACTACGCTCTGATCAGCCAAGTGGATAGCAATATCCTCAACCGTGACTATGGCAACAGCCAAGGCAGCCTGAACAGCGGCGAAGGCCTGTATGAGATCGCTGGTATTTCGATCAAGCGTTCCAACAACCTGCCCTTCCTGGCTGGCAACATCTCTGCCGTTAACGGTGAGAACAACAACTACTCTGGTGACTTCTCGACCCACTGTGGTCTGATCTACGGTAAGGAAGCTGCTGGTGTGGTGGAAGCTGTTGGTCCTCAAGTGCAAGTGACCAGCGGCGACGTGTCCGTGATCTACCAGGGCGATGTGATCCTGGGCCGTATGGCCATGGGCTGCGGCACCCTGAACCCTGCTGCTGCTATTGAGCTTCAGTCGGCTCGTTCCTGATAGCTAGAGGTATTTACCAATGGCTGTTAATCCTGGTGAAGGTGTTGGTGTAACTACCAACCAAACTTGGAGCGCCTTTCCCCCTGTGGAGCTTGGCCGTTCCGGTGCAACTATTGCTCAACTGACGCGGATTAGCGGTGGTACTGGTTATTCCAACGGTACCCTTGCTACCACCACTGATAGCAACAATGGTACTGGTGCAACTGTCACCGTGACTCAAACCGGTGGTGTCGTTGCTGCGGCCAACACCGTTGCCAATGGTGGTGATGGTTATCGTCTAGGCGATGTCCTGACTCTTGTTGGTGGTGGTAACGACGCGACTTTCCGCGTTACCAAACTTTCTTACACTAACTGAGGTTATCAATGGCAAACGCTGCTACCGCCGCTGGTGACAACGGTGTGGCTGGAACCTGTGTGTTCTCTAGCCGCACTGTGACCGGCGCTCTTGGTTCGACCTATGCTGACAACGGCAACCTGGCTGTCTCTGACAACCACGCTGTTCGTCGTTCTGTGGCTCGTACCAGCCGTGCTAACCCGAGCACTGCTTCGGGTGTGTTCTCGGAGACCCAAGGTCTTCGCTTTGCATACACTGGTGTGGAGGCCGATTCTCCGGCCCTCGACGCTAGCCGTACTGCTGTCTGATCTTTGTGGGGAGTCTTTAATGGCTCCCCCTTTTTTATTCCTAAGTGATAGGTACAATGCCTTTTCCTACATATGCTGTGTCCACCGAACTGGATGCTGTTAACCAAATACTTAGCTCTGTGGGACAGGCCCCTGTCACCACTCTTGATCTTCAGAATCCAGAGGTAGCCATTGTCCTGAACACCCTGCGTGAGATTAATAAGCAGGTTCAGGCAGAAGGTTGGGTCTTCAATACTGAGCGTCATTATGAACTGACTCCCGACTCGGTTACCAAGGAGATCTTGTATCCCACCAACGTCCTGCAAATCGATACTAATACTTCTCAACACTTCGACGACTACAACGTTGTCCGTCGTGGAGGGAAGCTGTACGACAAGCAGAACCACACTTACCAGTTTGAAGAGCCCATCTATGCAGACATGGTGTGGTACTTCGACTTTACTGATGTACCACCTGCCATTCAGGCTTACATCACTGCAAGGGCTGCACGGATGTGTGCCACCAAGATGATTGGCGATCAAGAGATTAATAAGCTTCTGGCTGAACAGGAACTGCAAACTCGTGCCTATGCCCTTGAGTACGAATGCAACCAGGGCGACTACACGATGTTTGGCTTCCGTGATGGTCAGAACTACTACACCAGCTATCAACCGTTCCAGGCTCTTGCGCGATGAGTACAGTCACCCAACGGATTCCCAACCTTTTTCTTGGTATCTCTCAGCAGCCTGACACCCGTAAGTTTCCTGGTCAGGTCCGAGATTCGATTAATGCCTATCCTGACTATGCACTAGGTCTTTTGAAGCGGCCTGGTGGTAAATTTATCTCTAGTCTTATCAATGCAAACTCAGGAGGCCGTTGGTTTTCAATCCTGAGGGATGACCAAGAAAAGTATGTTGGTCAATATGCTGACAACATTTTTCGTGTCTGGAGTCTAATTGATGGCTCGCCCAAGCGAGTCAACATGGGTAGTAATACTGGTGTGCCTGGTGGCTGTAATCAGGCGAATCTTCAAACCGCCCTTGCTGACTACAACACTGCACGAGCCCTGACCGCCACACGGCTGACCGAACTCAATAATGCACAATCTGCATACGCTGAAGCCTTAGAGGGTCAGAACTCCACTGTCACTGCACTGTTCCATGTCAACTACAACTACCCCTATGGGGACATCGAGCAGTACTTAGTTTCTGGCATCCTCAAGAATGCAGCAGGGGTCTACACGGTCAAGAACAACAATGCTGTTGTTTCCGTGTCTGTATCACTACCTGCTGGTTATGCCCTTGGATCTGAGCTTACTGATGAGCACCCATTGCTTGCTAGCCAGGGATACAGGGTCTACCAAGCTGCTCTAACGGTTGCTGCTACGCACACAGCTGGTCAGCTTTCTACGGCTTCTACGGCCATGGCTACAGCACAGACCAACTACAACAACGCCGTCTCTGATGAGGCTACCAAACGTAGTACTTACAACGCACAGCTCAGTAATTGTGCGGTCACCACTGTCCCTAGCAATGCGTATCTCAAGGATGCCACTGCTGCAGACCTGGAGTTCCTAACCCTCAACGATTACACCTTTGTTCTCAACAAGAAGAAGGTTGTTGCAATGAAGGCGGCTACTACTGCTGCGCTTCCAAAACAGGCCATGGTCGTGGTCACAGTGGTTGCCTATAACAGCAAGTATCAGGTTGTACTGAACGGTACTACCTATAGCTACACAACGCCTCAAGATGCATCGGCTGGTGTCGCAGATACCCAGACCATCACGTCTAACCTTGCTACAGCCATTAATGGTGTTGGCGGGTTTACCGCTGTTGCTGTTGGACCTGGCATTTATATTTCCAATGCTAGCTCCTTCACTATCGAGACCAGAGGCTCCACCCAAGAGGATGGCATCTTTGCCTTCCAAGATCAGGTAAGCACGATTAGCCGCCTTCCCAACCAATCAAAGAACGGCTACAAGGTTCAGGTCACCAACTCTCAGGACATCGATGTCGATGACATGTGGGTTGAGTTCAAGACCACCAATAGCCAGAACTACGGTCCCGGTGTTTGGGAGGAGACTACTGCTCCTGGAATCACCTATCAGCTAGATGAGCTGACGATGCCTCATCAGCTTGTTAGGCAGACAGATGGTTCGTTCCTGTTCAGTCCTGTGACTTGGGAAGACCGTGTCGTCGGTGATAACGAAACTAACCCCATCCCTAGTTTTGTTGGCTCAACGATCAGCGGTTTGTTCTTCTACCGCAATCGTCTTGGCTTCCTCTCCAATGAAGCAGTTGTTCTGAGCAAGGCTGGTGATTACTTTAACTTCTTTGTTGGCACTGCTCTGACGGTCAGCGATGATGATCCTATTGACATCACTGCTTCCTCTACCCGGCCTGTCAACCTCAACTACGTCCTACAAGCGAGCGTTGGTCTTGTTCTCTACGGCCAGAACGACCAGTTCCTGCTTACCACTGACTCCGATATCCTTAGCCCGAAGACTGCCAAGATCAACACCCTCAGTACTTACGAGTGTGAGTCTGATGTCAAAGCAGTTCCCCTTGGTACTACTCAAGCATTCATTTCCAAGACTCCTCTCTACACCCGAGTCTTTGAGTTGTTTGAGATCAGCAACGATAGGCCGCCGTTCATGTATGAGCAGTCGAAGCCTATTCCTGAACTAATCCCTAGCACTGTTGATTCTCTGATCTCTTCTCCTGGCCTTTCCATCGTGTCTCTTGGAACCAAGGGCAGCTCGATGCTGTACCAGTACAAGTTCCTTCAGGACGGTGAAAAGCGACCTGCTCAGAGCTGGTACAAGTGGCAGTTGACTGGCAACCTGTTGGATCAATTCTTTGATGCCAGCACCTTCTATACGGTGGTTACTGATGGCACCAAGGTTCAGGTGTTGTCCTACGACTTGACTCAGGCCAACGAGGAAGGCTTCCTGACTCTCCCCACTGGTGAGAAAACGGACGTGTGTCTCGATTGGTTTGAAACCAACCCCTACAGGACGTACACCTCTGGTACCGACACCACTCGTGTCTATCTGCCCTTTGATCACATCACTGGTAAGACATTCACTGTGATGGCCCTAGGAGGCTTCATAGGGGGCTCCAACGACCTGTCCAGTCAGTCGGTAGGCGCTGTGCTTTATCCCACCGTACAGGGCTCCGCAGGGGCCTATTACGTGGATATTAATGGAGACTACAGAGGACGTGATCTGATTGTCGGTTACCTGTACAACATGGAGGTTGAGCTTCCCAAGTTCTACATCTCCAAGTCTGACAGTGACACAGCTTCCACTGACTACACGGCTGACCTCATCATTCACCGTCTGAATGTTTCTACCGGCCTGAGTGGTCCTGTGACCTATCAGATCAACATCACTGGTATTCCCACTTGGAGCAACGTAACCAACGTAACTCTCCCCAATAACTACGCCCTCAACAACGTCAACATGCAGGCTACGGCCACTCATGTTGTCCCTGTTTATCAGCGTAATGAAAACCTTGGTGTGACGATCCTTGGTGACACTCCGTTCCCCGTCAGCATCCTTGGCTTGACATGGGAAGGGCGTTACAACAACAAATTCTATAAGCGTGTCTAAGATCGTATTTCGGCCAGCAACCTTGGCTGATGTACCACATTTAGCACTCAACCTACTGAGTGCAGACAAACGCGAGATACAAGAAGGGGCGGGGCTAAACCCTGCCCTCTCTTTGTCTCTTGATATCTCCATTACAGGTGCCACCGTCTTTTCTACGGATGATGGTGTTGACCTTGGTCTTGCAGGTGTTTCCGCTGATGGCTGTATATGGATGCACTGTACATCAGCAGTAAAAGAGAAACCTCTTCTATTCTGTAAAGAAGCTCGTCGATGGCTTGATGATTTACATCATCCCATTCTTTTTAATTGTGCAGACATACGAAACACTCTTCATCTCAAGCTGCTGAAGCACTTGGGTTTTAAGTTTCTAAGGGTCATCCCCTTTGGTCCAAATAATCTTTATTTTGTCGAGTTTGTACGACTATGATCATTGATCCCTTCAGTGCAACCTTGGCTGGTGGCCAGGCTCTCATGGGCTTGATTGGTGGATTCAATCAGCAAAATGAAGCTGCCAGTCAAGCTGCTTACAACACCGCCTTCCAAAACGCCATGACTGAGACCGCCAACAGGCGGACTGAGCAAATATTTGGACGGCAACTTGGCATGGTTCAAGAGCAGTTCGGTTACAACCGTGATGCTGCTAACAGAGCTTATGCAACCGAGCAAATTCGACTCAATGAGTTGTTTGCTCAAGCAGCCTTTCAACAGCAAGGTGCTCTTCAAAACCTTGTTGAAACCCGTGGAGCTAACAACGCTACTGAACGTTATGGCAGGAGTGCTGCTCGTGCAAACCTTGTTGGCACCCTTGGTCAGTTTGGTCGCAACCAGGCTATCCAGGCTGAGAGTTTGGCTAGTGCTCAGGCTCAGTCAGCAAGAAACCTCGATCAGATCTCCCGCGATTCGTTCAGCCAAAACCTCAATGCTTGGCAGCAGGTTGCTATCGCTCCTACTCTCCAATCCGCTGTCCCAATGCCTCAGGCTCCTAGTGGATTTAATTCTGCTTTGATGATTGGCAATAGCCTGATGTCTGGACTTAGCACCTTCGCAGCACTTAAGGCGCCTGCATCTGGTGGCTCTGGTGGATCTAGCTTTAATTCAAAGCCTAACTTCTCCTTCCCCAGTGCCATGTCTAACAATACCAACCTTGCGTTCTCGTTACCCGGACGACTTTCTTGATGAAACGTGTTGAACCACAGTTGCAGTTCCAGGGTTTTGCACAAGGCCAAGGCCTTAACGCTATTCAAGCCCCGGATGTAACTCCTCTGCTACGGCAGAACATGCAGACAGAGCAGCAAAACATGAATGCCTTCAGGCAGACTGCTCTTGAGAATATGAAGCTCCAGCAGCTTACTTATCTTGCTGATTTCTCAGAGACCCTTGGCAACACTCTGGTCACCATTGGTAAGCAAAAGAATGAGGCAGATATGCTCGATGGTCTTAGTAAGGCGTATGAGGATGGACTGCCTTCAGTACAGATCGAAGCATTCAAAGAACAAGAAGCACAGCTTGCTAAGACCCGCGATCAACTTGATGGTGTCGCAGCTGTAGCTCAGCAGCAAGGTGCAGACCTGGAGACTGTCTCCCGCTTCCAGCAGCTCTCAGGTTGGCGTAAGTATGGCTATGCCAAAGGTTTGGCTCAGCAAGCAGGAGCCAACTATCGAGAGTGGATCAACAACCAGCTCAACAGTAATGACGATATTCAGATCGCTCTTGCTGATGGAACTGTTTTTACTGCTGCTACAGCCCAGGGCCGTGCTCAGAAATCAGCTGCGCTGGCTGAGCTGAGAAAAGTCTATATGCAGCAGAATGGGCTCTTGGGTATGAACCCAGCTCTCCTCAACGAATACGCATTCAATCAGATGCGTCGTGCTGAGGCTGAGACCATGGGTGAATACATGCGTATCTATAACGCTGAACTGCAGCAGCAAGGCCAGGATCAAATCTTCAGTGAGGTTGTTCAGAACGTAGCTTCTGATCCTTCAATCTTTACCAATGCTATGACTCGTCTCCGTGCTCTTGGAATGGGCACCCGTGAGACCCGAAAAGAGCTGATGTCGCTTTTATTTAGGCTGCATAAAACTCCTTCGTCAGGAGTTACGGCAGATACCATATTGGCCGTCAAAAACTCGCCATCATTCATGCCTGGTAAAACAAATGGAGAGTTGTTTGCTCAGGATTGGTTTGATGTCGAACGCCAGATTCGAGACAATGAAAACAAGGTCTTCCGTGACCAACTTGAAGACGAGCAAGTCAACCAACAAACCTGGCTGAGAAGGGCTGAGGTTGGCTTGATGGATGGCCCCCCTCAAAGCATTGAGGCAATTGATAGTCTGCTTCTAAATTATCAGCGTATTTTTCAGACCTCTGAAGAGCCAGAACTTTTTAAGCGGTACAAGGAAAACTTTTCTCTTCAGGCCAGAGCTAGAGATGAGCAGCGGAATATTCTTTCTTCTCTACGCGACTCACGCCGCCTTACTGTCGCTGAGCTGCAGTCAGGGAAGTACATGCCAGAAGTGGTGAAAGAATTCATCGATGACGCTCAAGCCCTAGACAAACTTAATGCACCTCGTGTCGATCCCGAAAAGAAAAAGTTTGAGGGCATCGCACGCAAAGCTATTGCAACTCTGATCAACAAAGCAGACAACGATAAGGTACTCCCCCCATCTGCAGAGCTTGCTGTTCTACACGCTCAGGCTGACCTGGATCGACGCGCAGCTGATTTGTTGAGGGCTAATCCAAACATGGATCCTCTCACAGCGTATACGCAGGCATCTATGGCTCTTCAAGATGATATTGCTAATGGTCGTGGTAACTACAAGACCAATGGCAAGCTTGGTGAGCAAGCTGGATTCCCTGCTTTCTCAAGCGGCGCAGCTGCTCGCAATCGTGTCACTGCTGCCCAGATCGCCAACAAATCTGCCATCAAGCAAATTGAGTCTGGTGGTTTAGCTGCTCTTTCACAAGCCAAACAGCGTGGGTTGCTTACCGAACAGGAAGCGTTGCAGATGCAGGATCCCAGCAGGGGTCTTTCTCCAACCGTACTTGCTTACACTCGCGTTCTCCAACGCATGGGTAAGACCAAACCTGACGGAACACCATACAACGAATATGACGTTGCTGACTTGATGCTTAGCTCTTTCAATCTTAAGCGTCAGCGTCCTTATGCTCAGAAATGGGCTGACTCAACCCTTTCTCCAGAGCTGCAGCGCCTTCTTACCCTGCCCACAGGGGCACGTACTTCACGCGCTTTGACAAGTGCTGGTCTTGTTGGTCCTGGAGCTGCCCAGCAAGCTGTGAAATATATCGCCAATTCACTTGGTGTTGATCCACAAGCAGTTGCCACATTTATCAACTACGAGACTGCTGGTCAGCTATTGAGTGGCCAGAACCGGAGTGGGCTTGACACCTTTGGTGGAGCTGGTGGTCAATACCTTGGATGGATCCAATTCTCTCCTGCTAACCAGCGCAAGTATGGCGTAAAGCCTGGCATGAGCTACATGGAGATGGCCAATGCTGTCGTCCGTTATCTCAAAGACACAGGCATCCGTCCTGGGGATACCCTCTCCACGATGTATCAGGCTGTACAAGCTCCTGCTTTTGTCTCGCAAGCTCGGAGTACTGGTCGCAATTTCAGTGCCGATTCCAACGGCTCAGTTTCTGACCATGTTGAGAATATGCTGAAAATGCATGGACCTAAGGCTTCCAGCTGGCTTCGTAAGGGAGCCCAAGGTGGCTCTGTGTGGCGTAACCCTCAGCTTATGTCGACCATTGGTCGCAAGGTGCTGGGAGAGCTTCCCCTAACCAGTGGGTTTGGTGAGCAAGAATCTTTTAGAAAGAATCCCCATGAAGGCAATGACTACGGTGTTGGACAAGGTTCAAAGCTAAGTTTGCGACAGCCTGGGGAAGTCATTCAGGTTGGGTCACCTAGTAAAAGCAATGGCGGCTACGGCGGCTTTGTTGATGTACGACTAGCAGACGGCAATGTTGTACGACTAGCCCACTTGACTGATGTTTATGTGCGTCCTGGTGACCGCATTGGTGCAAAGCAAATGATTGCACTTTCTGGCGGTACCCCTGGTACACGAGGTGGTGGACGCTCTACTGGTCCCCACGTTCATATTGAACACCTTTCTGGTCCTACGGGCATCCAGGAAACAACCAAAGGTAAGCGCAATCCGTCAGCAATTGCCAAGCAAATCTATGTTGACTAATGACCTACTCAACGCCGTCTAGTGCGGCTCTTGTTAACCCTAACTATTACAGCAACGAGTCACGACTCCTTGAGCTGGAGGATGAGCAGGCTAAGCGTGATGCTGAAGCCAACCAAATGCTCCAACAAGAGCAACAGAAAATTGATCAGCAAAAGGCTGCAACCGCTGCAGCCAATCAAAAACAACAAGCACAGTCAGCTCAACAAGCAGAAAACGCTGCCAAACCTCAGCCCAACGTTGTTCAGGAACTAGGCACTGCGGTCGTTGGAGCAGGTATCGATGCCGTGGAAAGTGTTGGAGGTACCGCTGAGGGCCTCCTCACTGGCCAACTTCTGGAAAAGGAGTTTAAGCCCACCTGGCTTCAGGTTGCTGACGAAGCTGAACCCATGAACAGAACAGTCTGGGGAAACATCACCAGAGGTCTTCTTGAATTTGGTCTTCTGACCGCTGGTACAGGTGGTGTTGGCAATCTCTTCAAGGTCTCCAAGATTGCCCCAGCAGTCAAGGCTGGTCAGTTCCTTACCTCTACTGCCACTACCAAAGGTGGTGCTGTAGCACGGGGTGCTGTCAAAGGCGCCATGGCTGACTTCACCAGCTCCTTCTCTGAAGGGGAAACCATTGGTGATGAGATCAAGAAGGTCATCCCCTGGGCTCCAGTCATCACTACCGACAAGGACGACTCAGCTCTTGAGCGGCGTCTGAAGAACATGCTGGAGGGCATTGGTCTTGGTGTTGCCATTGACCTTGCCCTCGCATCCAAGGCAGGTAAGAAGGCCGCTAGGGCTGCTGCCAAAGGTGAGAATGTTGACCCTCAAGCTGTTGCCAAGAGCACTGCTGACAAGTTGGAGCAAGAGCGGATCAAACCCCAAGAGGAGGAGATCCTTGACTATGCAACCAAAGACCCCGACATGGTTGAACCCAACCGGTTTGCCCATGGCGACTTTTTTGATATCCCAGATAAAGGTGTTGCTCCTACTGCTGCCAATGTTCGCACTGGTTACTTTGAGAACCTCAAGCAGCTCTATGACATGGAGATTGATGGCAGCCAGAAATATGGCAGCCGTCAGGTACTAGCTACTGAATCTCGTATCCGCAATGCTCTAAGCGGTGGCGATCCTGCTCTCAAGAAGCTCTATCGAGAGCTAGAGCGGGAAATGGATCGCATGGACTGGCATGGCGAGAATGTCAAAGGTCTGCGTTACGACCGTGAAAAAGTCGGCAACCTAGTTGCTGCTAAGTACGTCGATCTGATGGATGCAGCAATGGATCCTGATGATGCAGCTCGCTTTGCTCAAGCCCTTCAGAACTCCAAGGATCCTTCTATGAAGGGAACTCTTGGCGATATTGAGTACAAGGCTGTCGAGATGCTTGCCAATACACAGGGTCAGTACCTACGTGACCTTGCAGCAGGTACTCTTTCCATTGCTGAAGACTTTGATACTGGCATTCTCAGGCAGCGGCTCCTGACTAACTACGAGATGTCGCTGACTGCTCTGCATGAGGCTTCCTATCTCCGTGGTTCGGCTCTTGAATGGCTAAAGACTGGCAAGTTTGGGAAGGCTATTGCTAGCCCTCTCCAATCTGAGAACATCCGTGTCTACATCGACCGTCTTGGCAAGGTACTGGATGAAGATCCAGAGATGGCTGAGCTGATGATGAAAGCTTTTGCTGAGAGTGGTGGTGACCCCAACACCCTGAACAACCTTTACCAGTACAGCAAAGACAAGATCTTTAACTGGTCCAGCTTCATTGGGCACGAGAATAAGAAATCTGCCTTTGTTGATGGTCTGCAGACAACCCTCTACAACAGCATCCTGAGTGGTCCCAAGACCCTTGCTAGGGCATTCGCTGGTACCAACCTTGTCGTCGCTCTCAGGCCCTTACAGGTGATGCTGGGGGGTCTTTCCCAAGGCGACTCCAAACTCATGCAGCTTGGCATGCACCAGGCCATGGCCATGTTTGAAGGTGCTGGAGAGGCTTGGAAGCTTGCTAGGAATACCCATATGAGCCTGGTTAGGAATCTCGATGATGTTCCTTACCAAGTCAACCGAATCATTCCTCCTACTGAAACCCAGCCTTGGAAGGCTATGGGTGCTGTGATTGAGCGGGAAGGTACGTTTGCTGAGAAGGCGATGTATCGGTTCACTTCTGCTCTCCACGACTTCAACAACCAGTCATGGGTTCGGTATCCGACCAATGCAATGGCTGCCATTGACGCTTTCTCCAAGACCATTGTTGGTCGTATGGAGCTGAAGTCTCAGGCATTTGAAAAGGCGTGGAATGAAACTGGTGGTGAACTTACGAGCGATCTGGTGAAACGATATGAAGGTGAGCTTAGGGAATTGGTCTTCAACCGTCAGGGTGAAGTCATCAACAAGTTTGCCGTTATGGCTGGTGATGAAGCCTCGCTGATGACACCTCTTGGCCCCAGGCTTGCAGCTATTGACCGTGCCCTGACTCAAATCCCCATGCTTCGTCCGTTCTTCCTATTTATGAAGACGGGTGTTAACGCCATGGGAGTTGTGGCTAAGCACACCCCTCTACTTGCAACCTTCAACGACGAGGTGCGTCATGTAATGAGCGCCCAGCCTGATGACCTTACTCAGGTTATGCGCTATGGCATCACCTCTCCTGAGAAGCTCATGGAGGCCAAAGCGTTGATCCGTGGTCGGATCGCTACTGGCTATATGACTGTGGCAGCTGCAGGTGGTCTCTACACCAGTGGTCGTCTGACTGGCAACGGTCCTGCTGATACTGAGCTACGCAACGCTTGGATTCAAGCTGGATGGCGTCCCCGCTCAATCAAAGTTGGTGACAAGTTCATCAACTATGACGGCCTTGAGCCCTTTGCCTCATTCTTGGCTTTGGTTGCTGACATTGGCGACAACGTTCAGAACCTTGGCGAAAGTTGGACTGAGAACCAGCTTCAGAAGGCTTCGTTTTTGATTGCTCAGAACGTAACCAACAAGTCCTTCTTGAGTGGTCTTGGTGATTTGATGGAAGTACTCAGCCTTGATGTGAATCGCAATCAGGTCTGGGTCGCCAATATGATCAACAACCATGTTCCATTTGCCAGCCTCAGGAACGAGATTGCCAACGTCCTCAATCCTGGCATGCGTGAAGTTGAGAAAGATATCTGGAGCACCATCAGGAACCGTAACCCCATTGCACGAGGCACTCTCCCCGTAAAGCGGGATGTGCTGAGTGGTGAGATTCTCCGTGATTACGACTTCCCCACACGGATGCTCAACAGTATCAGTCCTATTCAGATCACGTCGAACGACTCAGAGACCCGTCGCACCCTTAGGAATACAGGCTTTGACCTTAACTACACCTTGTCGACGGATCGCTATGGCAACAAGCTCAATGCTGAGCAGCGTTCAATCATGCAATCCTACATAGGAGAGCAGAACGTTGAGAAACAGCTTGCAGCTTTGTTCAAGAACCCCCAGATGCAGGAAGAGATTAAGTACTACCAGCGTCTGAGGAACAAAGGCATTCCCGGTCAGACTCCTACTGACCCCAACAATACACCCATCAAAAAGAGTCTTTTGTACAACGAGATCGAGAGGATCTTTGATTACGCAAAAGACGTTGCTGAGATCAAGATGCGGAATGCATACCCTGATCTTGTCATTACTGGCCAACGTAAGCAAGTGCGGGCTAACCGCCAACAAGCAGGTGCTCTAAACGATGTGAGTAACCTGCTGTCTAACACCAACAAATGAGCGTAAATGGCTGTAACTGAAAACACATACACAGGGAATGGTTCAACCACAAACTATTCCTTCACTTTCCCATATCTTGAGGAGACGGACATCAAGGTAACCCTTGGTGGAGTCTTGACAACTGCATACACTCTTGCCAACGCTACAACTGTTTCTTTTACGAGTGCTCCTGGTAATGGGGTTGCCATCCGTATCTACCGAGAAACCAACGCAGATACGCTACAAGCAACCTTCTTTGCTGGTTCTGCCATCCGTGCCCAGGATCTGAACGACAACTTTAATCAGGTTCTGTACAACACCCAAGAGACTGTTGATAGGCGTCTTGACAGGACTGGTGGCACGATGAGTGGCAACATCGAATTTGCTGCTGGTAAAGGCATTGTCTTTGAAGGAACCACTAACGATGCGAATGAGGTTACCCTGCTTGGTGGTGACCCTTCGGCTGATCGTACGCTGAACCTTCCCAATGCAAGTGGCACCCTTGTAAGCACTGGTGACGTAGGAACCATCGCTACCAGCATGATTGCTGATAGTAACGTCACTACCGCTAAAATTGCTGATAGCAATGTAACCACAGCAAAGATTGCCGACAGTGCTGTTACGTCTGCCAAAATTGCAGACGGCACTATCGCTACCGCTGACATTGCCGATGGAGCTGTTACTTCTGCCAAGATTGCTGACGGGACGATTGTCGCTGCTGACATTGCCAGCAATGCAGTTACCACTGCAAAGATCCTCGACGCAAACGTAACCACTGCCAAGATCGCAGATAGCAACGTTACCACTGCAAAGATTGCAGACGGTAATGTCACAACTGTGAAGATCCTTGATGCCAATGTCACGACTGCAAAGATCGCTGACAGTAATGTGACGACGGCAAAGATTGCCGATTCCAACGTCACTACAGCAAAGATCGCTGACAGCAATGTCACTACCGCCAAAATTGCTGATAGCGCGGTTACTGCGGCCAAGATCGCTGATGGTGTTATCACTAGCGCCAAGTTGACTGATGGGACGGTGGTCACCAATGCTGAGCACTCGGCTTCGACCCCCAACGACACCAGCTTCTTTACCACCTCTGCTTCTGATGCTCGGTACTTCCGTCAGGACAGCACCGAAACCATCTTCAGTGGTGATACGTGGTCGTCAAGCGACTCCAGGATTGCCTCTACGGCTGCCATCGATGCACGGATCATTGATCTTGTCGATGACGTGGGCGGCTTTGTCCCCATTGCCAACGAGACCAGCTTCCCCCTTACCAACCCGGACATCAACAACCCGGATGGGGCTGGGACGATCATCAGCATCAAGGAGATCAGCACCTCTAGGACTCCATCCTCAGGGATTGTGACCATCACGAATGGTGCTGGCACCAATACCGTCACCATCAACGGCTGTGGCTCTACGGTCCTTGCAGCTGGCTTTGGGGTGCTTGTTGAGACCACCTCGACGCTTCACACGTACACCTTCCACCGCCTTGTTCCTAAGGCTACGGAAGTGACGACTGTCGCTGGTATCAGCTCTGATGTCACCACTGTTGCTACAAACAGTGCCAACGTCACTGCAGTTGCTTCAAATGCTGCCAACGTCAATACGGTTGCAGGCAGTATTGCCAATGTGAACAACGTTGGTGGTTCGATTGCCAACGTGAACAGCGTTGCCAGCAACCTGAACACGGTTAATGATTTTGCAGCTCGTTATCGTGTTTCCTCTACTGATCCGACCACTAGCCTTGATACTGGTGATCTGGTCTTCAACACCACTAACAATGAGCTGCGTGTTTTTAACGGCACAGCTTGGCAGGGCGGCGTAACCGCTACTGGCAACCTTGTCAGTAAGTCTGGCGACACCCTTACTGGTCCTCTTGGAATCACAGCAGGTACGGCTGCGTTGCCGTCTTTGTTCATCTCTGGTGACCCCAATACTGGTGCGTTCAGCCCTGGTGCTGATCAGCTGTCCTTTACGACTGGTGGTACGGAACGACTTTCTATCAGTGCTGCAGGCGCTGTCAATGTTCCTGGTGCACTGACCAAGGGCGGCAACAACGTCGTCACTGTTGGCGATACCGGCACCATCACCAGCACCATGGTTGCTGACGGCACCCTGGTCAACGCTGACGTCAACGCTTCTGCCGCTATTGCTGGCACCAAGATCAGCCCGGACTTCGGCAGCCAGAACACCACAACCACTGGCACCAGTACCGCTGCCAGCTTCATCCCCACCAGCAGCACAGCTCCCACCAACGGCGTTTATCTACCTTCGGCAAACAACGTAGCCATCTCAACTAATGGCACTGGGCGATTGTTTATCGCAAGCGATGGCCGCGTATCAGTAGGGACATCAAGCGTTGCAGCAAATATACATTCTCATGCCGCAAACAATCAGTTCCTGGCAAGAGACTCCGCTACCAATGATAGTTTGTTTATTAGTGTTGATAATGGCGTGGCAGACATCAATACATTTTTGTCTACCACAGCGCGGATGCCGCTTCGCTTTGTGCAATACACAAGCGAGGTAGCACGATTTGACTCCAGTGGCCGATTAGGTCTGGGGACTTCCACGCCTCAAGCAGTATTAACCACAAAGGCTTCCACGGGTCTATCGACAGCCTGGAATACCTTCACGGGTGATGGTCTTCAGTTTGACGCTACTGGCGCAACAGTAGCAAACAACGAGTACGGACCAGGCATAAGTTGGGCCAGAAATGGTGCGAATAATACGCGGGTTGCCGCAATTAGTTCGGTGCAGACTGGCGCCGATTCTGATCTAGCAGGTTTAGCGTTCTTCACCCACGGCTCCACCGATAATACGCAGCCAATAAGTGAGCGACTTCGCATTACTGGAGCCGGCCTCGTAGGGATTGGCACTACGAGTCCTGGAGAGTCACTTGAAGTTAACGGTAACATTAGTCTCAGCTCTAATCCCGGATCATTTCGGTTAATCGGAGCCGCAAATTCCAGTGACACCACCGTTCTTCTTCAAGGTGGTGCTGCTAGTGGTCAAGGCGGCAATATCGAATTAAGTCGAACCGGTGATATTTTCCTTGACGGTACAACTCATCGTTTTCGTAATCTTTCGGGAGCCAGCGAATATGCCCGCATCGACAGCTCGGGACGCCTGTTAGTTGGCACGTCTAGTAGCGTTACAGCTCTTGTCAATGCAGGAATACAAGCTCACGGTACCGCAGGCCAGGGCTACATCAACTCTGGTCGATGGAGTAACGATGGTAACCGCTCTGAGTTGATTTTTAGCAAATCACGCGGCGGCGCAGTCGGCACTCGTGGAATTGTTCAAAATAATGACGGTGTTGGCGGGATTACATTTACAGCAGATGACGGAACGAATTTTCTTGGTTGTGCTCAAATTCTTGCCGAAGTAGACGGCACCCCTGGCGCTAACGACATGCCGGGCAGGCTAGTGTTCTCCACTACCGCCGATGGGGCGAGCAGCCCGACGGAAAGATTTCGCATTAACAACGCCGGTTCTTTCTCTGCTGTCGTACCAAGTGGCTCAACTCTTTATCCTGCTTTTTGGTGCCGCGCTTGGGTGAACTTCAACGGCACTGGTACTGTGGCAATCAGGGACAGCGGCAACGTGAGCAGCATTACGGATAACGGGACGGGCGACTATACGGTGAACTTCACGACGGCGTTAGCGGATGCAAATTATTCATCTATTGCTTCATGTGGAGAAGCATATGGAACTGCAACTGTTGTGACAGCTATAAACTCTGGCGGTGGTGAAGTAGCGCCAACAACATCATCCATGCGAATGGAAATTAAATCTCCAGGGAGCGGATCAAAATACGATGTTAAATACATTAATGTTGCCATCTTCCGCTAACACCATGAAACGAATCATCTACCAAAACGAGACCGGCGGAGTCTCCATCATCATCCCCACAGAGTCCGTCAAACTGTTCCGCAACGAGGTAACCCCATGACCAACCAACGCATCATCTACCCCACGCCCGAAAGCGGCGTTGCTGTCATCATTCCCACGGGCGAACTTCCTATTGAAGACGTTGCCCAAAAGGACGTTCCTGCAGGCATCCCTTACCTGTTGGCTGATGTCACTGACATCCCCAGCGACCGCACCTTCCGTGGCGCCTGGGAAGCCGACTTCAGCAACCCTGACGGCTACGGCATCGGTGCCGACGCTTATTTCGCCGCTAAGGAGGCAGCCCAATGATCACCATCAACCTGGACAAAGCCAAAGCCATTGGTCACGACAAGCGCCGCGCCATGCGGGCTGAGGAGTTCAAGCCCTACGACGAGGTGATTATGAAGCAGATTCCCGGCAACGATGCTGTGGAAGCTGAAGCCAAGCGGCAAGAGATCCGGGACAAATACGCTGCCATCCAAGTTGACATTGATGCAGCGGGAAGTCCTGAGGAGATCAAGGCTGCTCTTGGGCTTGAGTAGTCCTACTCACTAAACCCTCTCACCTGAGCCCGCCAATCGGTGGGCTCTTTTTTTATTTATCCACACTTTACTTATGTCTACCACCTTCACTTGGACCATCGCCCAAATGGAGCGCGAAGTCGAAGACGGCTACGTTTACACCCTGCATTACACCGTTGACGCCAAAGACGACACCTATGCAGCTGGTGCATATGGATCCATTGGTCTGGAGCGTCCTGAGGACGAACTGATTCCGTTTAGCGAGCTGACCCCTGAAGTCGTTGTGGGTTGGCTCCAAGACAAGCTTGGCGCTGAAAAAGTAGCTGAAGTTGAGGCTGCTCTCCAGGCCCAGCTCGACGAACAGCGTCAACCGACTAAAGCTGCAGGTCTGCCCTGGGCTTGATCCCCATACCCCTTTACCCGGTAACTACCAATGCTTACCATTCTTGGCCTTAAAGTCTCCTATGAGACCCTGCTTTTCCTTGGCCTGTTCGTTGCCTCCGAAGTGGTTGGCAACAGCAAACTGAAATCGAATAGCGTTGTCCAAATCATCCTTGCTGGTATCAACGCCCTGAAGCCTCTGCGTAAAGAGGACGACAAACTCCAACAACTCAAGGATACCTTCAAATGAGTATCCGGCTGACTGACGTAGCCAAGTACTACAAAGGTCTGCCCAACCAAATCAAAGCCCTCCAAGCCCTTGAGAAACTCTTGGGTAAGGAGGGCCTTTCTGATTCTCAGGAATGGGTTCAACTATGGAGGCTTCCTCCCGCTGAACCTCCCAAGCAGCAATTCACTAATACATGGGATGGCATCGAAGCTGCTGCTGCTGCAGCTGGTGCCAAGTTTCCTGAAGTTGTGGCAGCCCAATGGGCACTTGAGTCTGCGTATGGCACCGCCCTGAGCGGTAAGAACAACTTCTTTGGCATCAAAGGTCCAGGCACTGTTAAGACCACCTGGGAAGACTACGGCAACGGTCCAGTGACAATAAAGGCTGCGTTTATGGACTTTGCAACGCCATTTGACTGTGTGAACCATTTGGTCACCCAGTGGTACAAAGATTACAAAGGCTACAAAGGAGTTAATCGTGCAACCAGTCGTGAAGACTGTGCGTTTCTCCTGAAGCGTGAAGGATACGCCACCGATCCCGTCTACGCCCAAAAACTCATCCGCTTAATGGAGCAGAATGATTGAGGGAGTTATCACTGCTGCCATTGCAGCGTTGACAGGAGTTGTTGCTCTCCATGGAAAGTTAAACCAACGTATTGGTGAAGTCGATAGCCGTATTGATCGCGTTGAACTGCGTATTGCAGAGAAGTACGTCCAACGCGAAGAGCTGTCGACTGCTCTCAAAAAGATGGAAGACCACATGGTCCGCATCGAAAACAAACTAGATCAAATCGCTCTGCGTCATGGCTAATAAAAAGAAAGCCACAGAAGACCAGTTCAACGAACTCCATAACCTTGTTACGTCTGAGTTCCTTGCTCGTATCAAGTCTGGAGAGGCAACGACTGCAGACCTTAAAGCTGCGTGTGACTGGCTGGCCAAGAACGACATCAGCGGGGTTGCTTATGAAGGTAACCCCCTGGATAAGTTGGCCACCATCATGCCCAAGGTTGACCCTGAGCTTGTTCGTGAACGGATGCGACGGTAATGGCTAGAGACTACAAAAAAGAATATCAAGCTCGTGCTGAAGAGCTGAAGGCATACCGTCGCGCTCACCGCAAAGAAGACGCTGCTAGAGCACGAGCACGTCGTTCCATGGGGAGCATCCCAGCTGGTCATGAGGTTGACCACGTGGATAACAACCCCATGAACAATAACAAAGACAATTTGAGAATCATCCCCCGTAAAGCAAACCGTGCCAAGGGAGCACGTAAGACGAACGCCAAACGGTAATGACTCCCTTACTTCCTACGCCTGATCACTATCTCCAAAACCTAATAACCATGACAAGTCCAGAAGCAAAACGGCTCTGGCGGAGAGCCATCAAAGAGCACTTCAATTGTCAATGTGTTTACTGTGGAGAAATTTATGACGCCAATGAACTCACACTCGATCATGTACGACCTAAAGCATTTGGAGGATCTGACCTTACATCCAATTTGTTGCCAAGCTGTAGATCGTGTAATCAGGCAAAAGGAAGTCAAAACTGGCTCTCTTGGATGAGAGAAACTTTTGGGGAAAATCCTCACAAAGAACAGCTTATTCTATCTTGGATTAAATAATGGCAAAGCCTAAACGTCCCTCCATGCTGAGCCGTCAGCGTCAGCTACGGGCTCAACAACAACAAGTTCGTAGAGCTTCCCGCAACAACCTGCCTCCTACCGGTGGCTCTTCTGGTGGCAATGGTGGTGCCATCTCTCCTCGTGGCTCCTCTGCTCCTGCAACCCGTGGGGGCGCTCTGGCTCCTTCACGTCGTGGTCCTGCCGTGGATCAAGGTGTTAAGCCCGTCCGTGTGCGGGTGATGCCGCCTAAACCCCTTGGTGGTGGTTCTACCAACCCTCCCAAAACCGGGACCTCTCCTCGTGCTCTGCCCCCTGGGGCTGCTGGTGGTGCATTGGTAAAAGCTCGTCGTCCTGGACTTGGAGCCGCAGCCATCACGGCTGTTGGTTCCGCCGCAGTAGACGAAGCTGCTAAGAATATTACTAATGCCTACGGACGTGCGATCAACCGTGAACGTAGCCAACGAGCTGCCGAGTCTGGCCAGCGTGGCCGTTATGTACCTGGCAACCAACAGGTCAAGTTTGAGAAGCCAGCACCGCCCAAAAAGCCTCCTCAAGCACAACCTACTAGCTCTGTGGCTAGTTCTAGTCAATCGTCAGTTCGTAATACTGCTTCAAGCCCTAAAGCAACTTTTCCTTCTAAGCCTGAAACTCCTGGTCAGTCTAAGAACATGGAGGAGAACTATGCAGCTTGGACTAAGGCCAACAAAGGACTGGCTGAAAAGGTCAAGCCTAACCAAGCTGGTTACGCCACGATCAAGAAAACTCTTGATGAGTTGAAGATCAAGGACAAAGGCAAGAAGTAATTACTCCCTCAGACCCCTCTCTAAGCCCCTGCAGCACGCCTGTGGGGGCTTTTATATACCTACCCACCTATGGATACTTTAACAGCCCTTAGAGACGATTTTAAGCTCTTTCTGCAGGCTCTCTGGGGTCAGTTAGATCTCCCCTCTCCTACTCGTGCTCAATACGCCATCGCAGACTACCTGCAGCACGGACCAAAGCGACTACAGATCCAAGCATTTCGGGGTGTTGGTAAGTCGTGGATCACAGGTGCCTTTGTGTTGTGGACCCTGTTTAACAACCCAGAAAAGAAGATCATGATTATCTCGGCTTCTAAGGAACGGGCAGACAACATGTCCATCTTCCTGCAGAAGCTAATCATTGAGACTCCTTGGCTAGCTCACCTAAAGCCTAAGAGTGATGACGCCCGTTGGTCTCGCATCTCCTTTGATGTGAACTGCAGCCCTCACCAAGCACCCTCTGTAAAGTCCGTGGGTATCACAGGTCAGCTGACTGGTTCCCGCGCAGACCTAATGATCTTGGATGACATCGAGGTGCCTGGTAACTCCATGACCGAAATGATGCGTGAGAAGCTCCTTCAACTCTGTACAGAGGCTGAATCAATCCTTACGCCTAAGAAAGACTCCCGCATCATGTACCTGGGGACTCCCCAGACAACCTTTACCATTTATCGAAAGCTTGCTGAGCGCAACTACCGACCCTTTGTCTGGCCAGCACGCTACCCACTCAAAGACAAACTCTCCCAATACGAAAACCTGCTGGCTCCACAGCTGATTGAAGACGTGGAGATGGGAATTGATGAGTGGTCTCCTACCGATCCAGACCGGTTTAGCTCCAACGATCTGCTGGAACGGGAAGCATCCATGGGTCGCAGCAACTTCATGTTGCAGTTCCAACTTGATACCACGCTGAGCGATGCAGAAAAGTTCCCACTTAAGTTCCAAGACCTCATCGTTACCGCTGTTAACCCGACTCAAGCGCCGGATTCTGTTGTGTGGTGCAGTGACCCTCGTAATGTGCTCAAGGATCTGCCTACAGTTGGCCTACCGGGTGATTATTTCTACTCCCCGATGCAGCTTCAGGGAGAGTGGAGTGCGTACGATGAAACGATATGCAGCGTTGACCCGTCAGGTCGAGGCACAGACGAAACAGCTGCCACCTACATAAGCCAACGCAACGGTTTCCTCTATGTCCACGAGGTCCGTGCTTACAAAGATGGCTACAGCGACAACACCCTTCTAGACATTCTGAGGGGCTGTAAGGCCTACAACGTCACCAAGCTGCTGATCGAGACCAACTTTGGTGATGGCATCGTGGCTGAGCTGTTCAAGAAGCACCTGCAGCAGACCAAACAAGCCATCGATGTCGAAGAGGTGCGGGCCAATGTCCGCAAAGAAGACCGCATCATCGATGCCCTGGAGCCTGTGATGAACCAGCACCGCCTGATCGTGGACCGGAAGGTGGTGGAGTGGGACTACAACTCCAACAAAGACGCCCCTCCAGAAGACCGCATCCTTTACATGCTCTTCTACCAGATGTCCCGCATGTGCCGGGAAAAGGGTGCTGTCAAACACGACGACAGATTGGACTCCCTAGCTCAGGGCGTGAAGTACTTCACCGACGCCATGGGCATCTCAGCGATGGAGGTCGTCAAACAACGCAAGCAGGAAGACTGGCAAGACCTGCTTGATAGCTGGGCTGATGACCCTCAAGCAGCAGCCAATCACATGGTGCTGGGGTTCGACCTCCAACAAAGACAACAGGCTAGGGGTAAAGCTGGAAGAGCTGGTTCTCCAACCTGGGTAAGACTCAAATAAGACTCATCTCGTATCAAGGGAGGTGGGTGATCAGGGATGTGAAGGGGGGCCGGTAAGGGGTGGACTGAAAGCCCCCAGGGGGTAAGACAACCAAGATTCCTTGTTTCTCTTACCCCTTCACTACTATGCATGTCGAACGAAGTGAGACGCATAGTCCTAATTAACCTCCCCCAACGTTCATCCAGGACTCCCTGCTGAATTCTTAGTATACTAAGTATACATAGTAGTAATGATCCACCAAGTTAACCTCGTACACATCACTCCTGAAGCTGAAGAACTAATTGCCTATATGGCAAGGGTGTCTAATCCAGCCAATCAATCAAACACTGAGACCAGTGCTCGTTTGATTAAGTACCTCATTACCCACAACCATTGGTCTCCATTTGAAATGGTGAACCTGTGTGTGGAGATCAATACCACCAGAGCTATAGCAGCTCAGATTCTTAGGCACAGGTCGTTCTCCTTTCAGGAGTTCAGCCAACGCTATGCCGATGTCACCACCATTGGTACTCCCATTGTTCCGTCCCTTCGTAGGCAAGACCCAACCAACCGTCAGAACAGCATCGATGATCTAGACACAGAAAAGAAACAACAGTTCATCCGCCGCATTCATCAGCACTTTGCAGAGGCTGAGGATCTCTATCGAGAGATGGTGTCCACTGGTGTTGCTAAAGAGTGTGCCAGGGATGTCCTTCCTATGGCATCTCCGTCCAGGCTGTACATGAATGGCACTATCAGGTCTTGGTTGCATTACTGCGACCTCAGGACAGCCCATGGGACACAAAGAGAGCATGCACAGATAGCTGGTCAAGTCCAAGACCTGCTGTATCAACACCTTCCTAATGTTTGTGAGGCTATGTGGAGTGATGACTGAAGAACAACACCCGATTAATCCACCGTTGGATTTGATCAAAACATGGATGATTGAGTATTACGGTGGTGAGATCCCTGGAGGGTTTGCTGGTGATGAGGTTTACCTCTGCAAGTGTGCTGCCCAATGGGGTGCAGATCAGGAGCTGGAGGCGTGCCTGACTGAGGTGAGCTTTTTAGACAGCAAATCGCTTGCCGATAAGATTCGCGCCGCCCGCCGCCCCAAGCAGCCGAGCTTGAAGGAGCAGGCGCTGGCTGAGCTAGCTGAATGGGAGAACGTTATGGACATTGCACCCGATAGTCCCATCCGCCGCGCACTGGAGCAACTCGATGACTGATCTTTCTCCTGCTGCACAAGCTGTGCTGGATGCCTACCAGTTTGCACCAATCGAAGACCACCTTACGGCTGCTGCTGTCCTGCGTTCCGTTGCTCAGCAACTCCAATTGGAAAAACCGCTAGGAGAAACCGATGCAGACGCGGGTGTGTTTGCCGCGCACCACGCTATTCACCAGCATCTCCTCAGCATCGCCGCCGAGCTGGAGCAATTTGATGAGGGAACTAAAACTGAATGAGTTCCACACACTGTATGTGACGTGGAAACAAGGCATCCCTTGGTTTGATCACCTGCTGCTTGGTCTGCTTGTCTGGATTGAGCAGTGGGTGATAGATAATCGGATTAAAACCGATTTAGACACCGCTATTGAACAGTTTCATGCTGAAGTCAAGAAGGTTGAACCTGACTATGTAACTCCTATTTACACAGAAACGCTCTCAGAGGGCTCTACAAGCCTCCCTGAGATGCGTTTAACTGCTCCTTGGTACACTGGCTTCTAAGTGTAATTTTAGAGGCCTTCCTGGGGCCTATAGATGGCTCTCTAATATGTAGGCCATCAGGTTGCTGACGCTTCGGCCCTCTTCGGTGCTTCTAATAACCAGCTGTTGGTAGGTCGACCACGACAATGTGGCGGTCACACGGACTGGTTTGCGTGTCGCAAATGTTGAAAGAGCTTGCAGGTTGGCCTGGGCTCGTAAGACTTGGGTCATCAGCTCAATCCTTGGTTGAGTTGGTCACGGGGTCGGTGTTGCAAGCACGCGGCCCCACCTCAATAACGTATCACAGTGATGTGAGTTGGTCTCAGAGTGCAGCAAATCTGGCTCACTTTCCGACAAAAATTTCTCAAGCCTGTATACGTCGTCCCACGGACCCACTTACCCCCGTGTGGGGTGCCCAATCCTGGGGAAAAGGCCGCGTTAGATTGAGTATCTGACGGATCAACCTAGGTTCGGCCCTGTCTGGCGCTCGATTCTCACCTTATTGCGACCAGTTCTCAATAAGCCATCTTTATTTATATATGGTGCGATCTGTCTGCCCCTATGTGTCAATCGGCAGACCGGCACAGCTGATGTGGATCTGCCACGGTTAACCTGTACATTGGTGCACATGAGGCCAAGGGAAGCTGCCGCGAAGGCAAGCCAAGCCCTTCCTCTAGGAAGCGACCCTTACGTGATCCCCTCCGCCCGCTAGCTTCCGATCCCTCCGGGTGATAGGAGCTACCCACAAACGGCTTGACAGGTTGGCCCATAACCTGTACACTCACAATCGACAACTAAATAACCGGCTGAACAGGCGTAGTAGGTCACTGCCGCCAGCGCACCAATCGAGCGGGATTCTTGGGCGTTGGGTTAGGGCACACTGAACCGGCCAGCCATAATGTGTACACTCACAGACATGTTGTGACTGATTCTCTCAACTAGCCATCAATCCTGATGGCTTTCTGAGGGATTCTTGTACCCTCTCCACACTTAAGGAGGCACCATGACTAGCACTTTTGCTACATCATTAACTGCACAAGAGATCCGTATTGCCATTCTTGAACTTGGCGACAGATACGGTGAACATGATGTTCTCAGCATGATTCTTCGTGGCATGAACATCACTGAATTGCGTGAGAATCTTGACTACTTGACTGATGAATTTCAGTCTTGATTACCTGTACACTCACAAACTAACACCATGACAGAGCACAGTACAGCCATCAAAGTTGATGTCTTTCCTGATGAATTCATTCCCATTTTGAAAGCACTTAAGTTTGCACTGCGAACTGATGCATTCACTGAGCATAGTTTGAGCGATGAAAGTGAGCGTCAATTGTTAGAAGGTTTCATTGAAGCATTCTCTGACCTCACTCTAAACATAGCTGCAGGATCAAACTATTTAGCTTGATTTGTCCACTCACAAACATTACTCAAGGAGTCCACCATGACCAAAGGTTTTATCATTGACCGTGGGGAATCTCCCATTGACGGTCAACCTTACGTGGCTATTCTTACACTTGAGAGTAGCAATCGTAAGACTGGCAACATGGCGCAAGTATGGATCTTGCGTGATGATATTAATCCTGTGGAAGCTGTACAGACTGGCAAGGATGTCACGATCTGCGGCAACTGTCCACATCGCAAACAAGCTGACGGTTCTAGATCTTGCTATGTCAACGTAGGCCAGGGCCCTAACAGTATCTGGAAGGCTTACAAACGTGGCGCTTATCGTAAGCGTTGGAGTTATTACGAGTTGTCTTTAATCCTTCGCGACAGACGTATTCGTTGGGGTGCATATGGTGACCCTAGCATCATCAATCCTGATGTTGTTGTTCGTCTCAATAAGTTTGCCCAAGGCCACACAGGTTACACACATCAATGGCGCAGTAAGTTTGCTGCTCCTTTTGTAGGTATTTTCCAAGCATCTTGTGACGGATTCAATGACTATCTACGTGCCAGTGATCTTGGCTGGAAAACATTCACTGTTGTTTCCAAAGTTGCAACACCAAACTATGCCAAACAATGTCCAGCTACTGTGGCAAATAGTGCGGCGCAGTGTATTACTTGTAAGCTTTGCGATGGTGCCAGGGCTGATGTGTTTGTACATGCTCATGGGACTGGCTCAAAGTATGTAACTGCTGCCTAACCTGTGCACAAACAAACACTGAGGGGTAACCAATCCCCTCATTTTTTGTGCCCAAGGTTTCCGTTACGACAGCACAAGGACGCACTCATTGCACGTGGAATCACCATGAATTGGATTGTTCTAACTGCATCGCTCACTGTTTGGTGTAGTGCTTTCTACGTATTGCCTACTCCTAATTGTTCATCACTTACCCCACTCAATCACCAACAAGGTATCACCTGCCATGAAACTCATCATTCACGTTGATAAAGAGTACGAGGAAGATCTCCTCGATGCAGATCTTGCATACACACAATCGGAACTGGATCCTAATGCCTTTGTTGTCAGCATCCCATTGGAAGCTGATGACGATGTACTCATTGAGTCCCTCCAATGTGATGAACTCGTTGAGTTCTTTGGCATCTCTAGTGAAGGTGTCGTTTACACAGAAGTGGAGGGTTATTGATGACACAAACCTATGTGATCACCTATGGCATTCCCATGGGTACAAGCCAACGCATCACTGGAACTGGCTTTGTTTACGCACGTTCTTATCAACATGCGTGGGCTGCAGCTGAAGGTTCCTGTGGCAAAGGTGAGCAGGTTTTGCATGTCGACCTGCCACCTGATCCGTATCCCCAGGATCTGGATCTTCTCGATTATGAGTCTACTGATGTGATCTGATGAGCTTCAACGCCTACACTATTTACCCAGCCGTGGACATCAACGACATCGCCAAACAATGCAGCAACGCTATCTCACCCAAGGTGTACGTCGTTTCATCTTTTATGGGTGATGTAGAAGCAGTGTTCCGAGAAGAAGCTGATGCCAATGCTTGTGCAATGCGTATCAATGCATTGGATAAAGACTTCTGGATTGTGACTGCCTTTGAACTGCAGTGATTCTCTCCCGTAGCCATCTCTTTGCAGTTGGCTTCCTGAGGGATTCCACCAACCTAATTCCCGTCCCTCATTCTGATCATGCTCAACATCATCGCCCGTCTCGCCCTCAAGTCTCTTGATCGTGTGGTGCTTGATTACATCAAAGAGCACCCTGGACAGCGTCTGTTTCAGATTGATCGCAACACCCTCAAATCCCACCACAACTGGGGCACCAAGCACGTTGTACAGCGCCTGGAAAACCAAGGCCGCATCGTTGTACAGCGACAGCGTCTTGGAGAAGCCATCGCCCCTCGTTATTACGCAGCATGACCTTGTTTGAGGTCACACTCAGTGGTGGGACGTACTTGTTGTATGCGACAACGGTCGAGCAGGCTGCCTGGGCAGCACTGGAATTAGCAGGTCAGCATCAACAACAACTCCTTAACGTTCGCCGCAAAGATGAGTGGTAGAAAGCCTTACTTACCAAACAATTGGGATGAGTACCACGAAGCACCCGATGACATGTTCATTCCTCACACGTTTGAGGAGCTGATGACGTGGAAGGTTGCGAATTGGGAATTGCCCAGCTCCGTTGCGTGTGTCATTCGTACAACGAATGTCAAAACCAAGAAAGTGCAGGAATTCACGTACCAACGACGCACGGCAGCGCAATCCAAGATCCGCGAACTGTTGTTGACCCCCGACATCGAGTTCACGGTTGTCGACCACGAGTCCATCCACCACCTCGCCTCTGAACATGACTAACACCAAGCGGTCCTTCTACAAACAACTGCGTGATGCAATTCCTGCATACCATAAGTTTTACGACGAACTGCTTCAGCTGCTGAACGAGCAACGCAAGGACGACGTGTACGTTGTAGACCGACAGTACATCTGAACTACAACTTCCGTGCAGCTATTTTCGTTCGGCCCGGTTTATTTCGGTTTACAGCGGATTTGCCGTTACGACGCTTGGCTTACCAGTGTCTCGCTGCATGTCCGCTTTGGTATACTTGAGATGGAACTCAATCGCCCTCACTGGCGTCACCATGGATCCACTCAAGAGAAGGTGCACCGACGACGACATGCGTCGGTTCCTTAAAGCCATGAACTTACTCAGGGTCATGGATCGAGAAGTTCCCGGTCAAGTTGTTGCTGCTTTTGCATACGTTGCTAGCCACAACGGCTGCCACAAGCAAGCACTTGAGGAAGACCTTGGTCTTTCCACAGCATCAGGTTCCAGGACAACTGACTGGCTTTCCAAGACACACCGCCTTGGCAAAGCTGGCTTCAACCTCATCAAAAAGGAGGACGATCCAACCAACACCCGACGTAAGATTCTCACCCTGACTCGTGAGGGTGAACTGTTAGCCCAACAGATGAAAGACATCCTCTATGGATAAACTCACCACTTGGGGCCAAGCACTCGACTACACGTTCGCCACGCGTGATACGTGGAGGCATGGCAATGGACGCAAGACAGCCTTGATCAACTCAGGGCATTTTACACGCTTGCGTGGCCGTAGTTTCCCCATCTCCAAGATCAGTCAACCGGTGGTCACACAGGTGTGCATTGAACTGGAAGATGAGGGCAAATCCGATGCCACGATCAACAGGATTGTCAGTGCTGTATCGACAGTGCTCAATCACCTGGCCTTTGATGGTTTGATCTCCGGTGCCCCGAAGTTTCGGCGGCGCAAAGAGAACGAACACCGCTTCCGCTGGTACACCAAAGACGAGGTGGAGCAGCTGCATCAAGCAGCGTTGGACCCCTTTGATCGACAAGATCTCGCCCACATCATTGTGGCTGCGGCCTACACGGGCATGCGGCGGGCGGAGCTGCTGACGGTGCAGGCGATGGACATCGACCTTGCCACCTGGCAGATCCACGTGGGCGGGCGCCCTGGTTTCACCACCAAGGCGCGGAACTATCGGGTCATTCCGATCCACGAGCGCATCCGGGGATTGGTCTCGGATCGGCTGCAATACGCCACCCCCAGCGTCAAGCTGTTTGGCGATGAGTGGACGGGCGGCGACCAGCTGCTGCGGGCGTACAACAAGGCCCGCAACTACATCCGCAAGGATGAGACCTACTGCTTCCACACATTGCGTCACAGCTTTGCGACGTGGTGCAACGACGCGGGGGTGCCGGTTCGCACGATCATGGACCTGATGGGTCACAAGCGTGTGGAGACGACGCTGCGGTATGCCAAAGTGTCGGACCAGGCGCGGGAGGAGGCCATTTTGGCCATCTAAACGCGACTACCAGGGGGCCATCTGATAGGCTTCCACCACCCAAGCGGCGAGATTCGCAATGAGTCTCATCGCTGGAATCCCCACGCGGATGTGGCGGAATTGGTAGACGCGCTAGTTTCAGGTTCACGGGCGACTGAAATCCGCTAGTGAACACGCCAGGTCGCAAGGCCTGGCTTTTCTTTTGTGGTCTGGTATCCACTAAAGAACAGGTCTAAATCACGGTTCTAACTCGCTATCTCACCGCCTATGGCAACCCCCGCTCAGATCGAGCAACAGGTCGAATTGGAGCGTCGCGCCATCCGCCAGGGCACCCAACGGCTCTGGTCCAATACATTTGAACTAGAACAAAAGAGTTATGCCAGCGCCTCGATTTACGGGGTGACTTGCATCCAGGCGATGCTTCCCAAGCTGGTTAGTTATATCGATGAGACAGCATTTGCTCGCATTCAGAAGGGCGACAACGGTCTTTTGTTCGCTGAGATCAATGCTTACCTGTTGGAATTGGACACCTATTCCATGGCAGCCATCGCCTTAAAGATTGCCTTCGATAAGATCTTTAGCCACAAAGCTAACTCCAATCTTGTTACGGAGGTCATCTCTTGTATCGGTGCTGCTATCGAACAAGAGTGTCAGATGCGCTGGTATGAAAAGACGGATCCCAACCTTTTGCAGCGGATCAAAGAGAACTACTGGCATCAATCCTCAGGCACCCGTCAACGCTTGGCCACCACCAAGACGTTGATGAACCGCTATGAAAAAGAGTGGCAGCACTGGTCTCGCACCGTTCGCACCAAGCTGGGCGGCTGGTTGCTGGACTGCCTGTGTCAGGTGTCGGGCTGGTTCACCAAGGTGGTGGAGATGCACCATGGCAAGCGCCAGAACTGCATCGTTCCCACCCCGGAGTTCTACGCCGTCAAGGACCAGATCATGGGCGATGCGGAAGGCTTTGCCCCATTGGCCTGGCCCATGCTGATCGAGCCCAACGATTGGTCGCCTGCCAAGCCAGGGGGCTACCTGCTCAACGAGGTGATGCGCGGCCACCAAATGGTCCGCAGGGGTGATCAGGGATGTGTACAGGGGGAGGGAATCTATGCATTCCTCAACCACCTGCAGAAGGTGGCCTACAAGGTCAACCCCTTCACCTATGGCGTGGCCCTCCAGCTGATGGAGCGAGGCATCCAGGTGGGGAAGTTCATCCCCATCTACGAGGTGCCCAAGCCTCCGAAACCCTCAGACATCGCTGAGAACTACGACAGTCGCAAGGACTACAGGCGTCGTACAGCTGAGGCCATGAACCAACAAGCGCAGGTCTTTCGCAAGAGCTGCCGCACCCGCATGACCATGGAAGTGGCGGGCTTGTTTGCCACCAAGGACCGCTTCTTTTTGCCATGGAGCACGGACTATCGGGGAAGGGCTTACCCCATTCCCGCTTTCCTCACGCCCCAGGACACGGACTTTGGCAAGAGCCTGCTGCGCTTTGCAGAGGAGGCCTTCTTGACCCCCGAGTCAGAGGACTGGTTGAAGTTTCAAGTCGCCACCACCTATGGGCTCGACAAGAGCACCCTCCAGGATCGCCTGGATTGGGCGGACAACAACCATGCCCTGATCTCTAGGGTCGCAACCGATCCACTAGCAAACATTGGTGACTGGGAAGCAGCGGAAGAGCCTTGGCAATTCCTTGCTGCCTGTGAGGAGATGCATGCCTGCTTGCTGGCCTGCACCCGCTCCTTCACAGGGCTCTGCATCGCCACCGATGCCACCTGCTCAGGTCTTCAGATCTTGGCGGGGTTGGCGAGGGATGCCAGCACTGCACGTCTGGTCAACGTCCTCCCTAGTGATTGCCCTCAGGACGCCTACAAGGTTGTTGCTGAGGAAGCCAAGCCCCACTGCCCTGAATCGATCCAGCCCTATATGGATCGCAAAACCGTCAAGCGGGTGGTGATGACTGTCCCTTACAACGCCAAGCCGTACTCCAATCGTGGGTACATCCGTGAAGCGTTGAAGGATAAAGATGTGGAGATCGAGAAAGACGATCTCACGCAGACAGTCAGAGCTGTTCGTGAGGCGATGGAACGTGTGGTTCCTGGTCCCATGAAGGTGATGCGTTGGATTGAAGATGAGGTCTCTGCTGCCATCAAGGCAGGCAAAACCAAGCTGACCTGGACAACACCCAGTGGGTTTGTCGTCAATCAAAAGCTGATGAAACCCAACAAGGTTCGCATCCAACTCCAGCTGCTTGGATCCTGTGACCTGCTTGTTGCTGATGGTGACACCAATGAGGTGGACATCAACAGGCACAAAGCAGCAACAGCTCCCAACCTCATTCATTCACTGGATGCATCCATCTTACATTTGTCTTTCATCAGGTTTGATGCACCATTCAGTGTGATCCACGACTCCGTGTTGTGTCGTGCCACGGACATGTCGCAACTGTCGACAGTGGTTCGTGAAACCTACATGCATATCTTTGCAGAGCACGATTATCTGCGTGACTTTGCAGCTCAGATCGGTGCGGTAACAGAGCCTCCAATTATTGGAGATCTGGAGCCAGAGGCCGTGATTAATTCCACCTATTTCTTCTGTTAATGTCCAATCCCACAATTGTCACTGAACCTGTTGTTCTTGAGGGGTATCAAAACTTCTTCAAGGAAAGCAAGTTTGGTAAGCGTGGTCTGCAGGCTATTGTCCCTGAAAAGATCGTTGATCGTCTTGAGCAAGATCGTGAAGAGCTTCTCAAGTGGGCAAAGTCCAAACATAAAAACCCCAACCGTGCAACCGTCAAGGTTGAGCCCTGGGAAAGTGTGAGTGACGGTCAGTATCAGGTCCGCTTTAGCTGGAAACCTGATGTGGTTGTCCCCATTGTTGATTCAGAGGGTACTCCGATCAAAGAGGAGATCCCGCTCTACAGCGGCAGCATGGTAAAGCTTGCTTTCGTCCAGAAGCCCTACACCACCCCTGACAGTGTCGGCACCCGCCTGGTGCTCAAGGCTGTTCAAGTCATCAGCTGTGCTGGTGGTGCTGCTGTGGATCGAGGCGACTACGACGATACGGAAGCTGCTGCCTTGTTTGGTCAAACCAAAGGTTTCAAGGTTGGCGAACCCAATGTTTCCGTTACGACTCCCGTTGACGACGACGACGAGTTTTAATGCGATCCAAACTTGAAGAGAAAGTCGCTCAACTCCTCAATGAGTTGGGTGTTTCCTTTGAGTACGAATCAACAAAAGTCCCATACATACTCCAATGTAATTACACTCCAGATTTCTTGCTTCCCAACGGTGTCTATTTGGAGACCAAGGGTCATCTTACCCCTGAAGACCGCAGGAAGATGGTTGCCGTCAAAAAGGCCAACCCAGATCTGGATATTAGGTTCGTATTTCAAGCCCCTTATAACAAGATCGAAAAAAGATCTAAAACCACGTATGCCGCTTGGTGTGAGAAAAACAACTTCAAGTGGTGTGCCTATCACTCCATCCCAATCGAATGGTTGACCTAGCCGTCATTAAAGATCTGGCGTTCAACCTCATTATGGCTCTCGATAAACACTCCTCTCCCCAGGATGTTATCGAGGGCTTTGAGGATGCGTTGGATGACTATGAAACTCTTATCCACCAACTTCACAAATGAGCACTCTTGAATATGGTTCTGCAGAATTTTATGCAGAGCAATTCAGTGACATCCTGGCTGATGTCGACTCTGACAACGACAAGTATGCAGCCAACATCATCGCTGGCTTCTTGATGTCAATCGATGATTGGCTGAAGTACCACGACAACCAAGCTAATGCATACCGAGAAATCAGAGAGCGAGTTTGTCAGGCACTTGCCGTGCAATAACTGCGGCTCATCGGATGCCAATGCGCTGTACACCGATGGCCACACCTTTTGCCACAAGTGTCACAATTACGTCTCTGGAGACGGTTCCACTGAACAAACAACCTTCACTGTCAAAGCTGTGCAACTCCAAGGCTCTGCCCAACGACTCAACAAGCGGAACATCAGTGAAAAAGTTTGTGAGAAGTACAAGATCTATCGAGATGGTGAATGCCTAAGGTTTCACTACTTCGACGAATCAGGCATTCTTCGTGGTGTCAAAACTAGGACAAAAACAAAGGACTTCTTTTATGAAGGACAACAAGCCAACGCCCTCTTTGGACAACATCTATTTCCAGCCACTGGAAAACGAGTCGTCATTACAGAAGGCGAACTCGATGCGGCTTCATGTTACGAAGCTATGTCGGGGTGGCCGATGGTTTCAATACCTAGCGGTTCCGGTTCGGCAAAAAAGTCGATTCAACGGTCTCTCCCCTGGCTCCAGGGTTATGCGGAGATTGTCCTGTTCTTCGACAATGACGATGCAGGCCGTCAAGCGGCGAAGGATGCAGCAAGCGTATTGCCACCTGGCAAGTGCAAGATTGCATCGATCCAGGGTAATTACAAAGATGCGTCAGACGCCCTCTCTGCCAATGACCCTGAGGCGATTTGTCGCGCTATTTGGGATGCGAAACCTTTCCGTCCAGATGGGATCGTTGATGGGAAAACCCTTTTAGATCTCGTCACCACTCCTAGCCCCCCTTGCAATCATGAGTACCCTTTCGCCGGACTACAAAATAAACTTCACGGGATCAGATACGGCGAGCTTGTTACAATTACTGCAGGATCTGGCATTGGTAAATCCAGCTTCTGTAGAGAGTTGGCAACTCACCTTCTTAGTTCCGGTGAACGAGTTGGATACTTGGCTCTCGAAGAGTCAAATCGCCGCACAGCTCTCGGACTGATGTCTGTTGCCTCCGGGCAAGCCTTTCACATTGGAGAACATGAGAGATCCGAACTTGAACGAGTCTATAGCGACACTCTTGCTAAGTGGAACCTGTTTCTGTTTGATGGTTTTGGTTCTTTCGATCCTAACCTAATTTACAACCGAATCGAATACCTGGCCTGTGGCCTTGACGCAAAAGTAATCTTCGTCGATCACTTATCCATTTTGTTGAGTGGTCTTGACGGTGACGAACGGAAAATGATTGACCAGACAATGACCAACCTTAGGTCTCTGGTTGAACGAACTGGTGTAGCCATGTTCCTTGTGTCGCATTTGCGGCGTACCAATTCAGATCAAAACCATGAAGAAGGAGCACGAGTCACTCTCGGGCAACTACGAGGTTCGGCAGCAATTGCTCAATTGTCAGATGGAGTTATTGCGCTTGAACGGAACCAGCAGGCGGATCGAGGATCATCTTCAACGACTGTGCGAGTACTTAAAAATCGCTATAGCGGAGAAGTCGGAGTAGCTTGCCATCTTGACTACGACCTGTCCACATGTAAATTCTATGAAAGTGAAGCCGCCGACGACTTCGACCCTACCACCGACTTCTAGCGGTCAACGCTACCTACATTTCCCTACTGGCTTGATCTTAAAAGCACCTAATCCTCCCACTCCCGAAGCCATAGAGAAAGCACAATTTATTGATAAGACCTTTTCTTGGTCTGGTAAATGAAAGTCGTCTTCGACATTGAGACCAATGGACTTTATGACGACGTTTCTTGCATCCACTGTTTAGCTTATAAGGATCTAGAGACCAAAGACGTCTTTGTCTTTAACGACACAGGTTCTAAGCAGTCGATCACCGCTGGCATCACACACTTAATGGAGGCTGATCTTTTGATTGGCCACAACTCCATTGGTTATGACCTTCCAGTCATCAAAAAGCTGTATCCGTTCTTCCAAACATCAGCCCAAACTCTCGACACGTTGATCCTTAGCCGGATCTATCACGCTGACATGTTGAAGTTAGACGGTAAGCGTAACTGGCCACAGATGCCTGCACAGCTCTATGGCAGACATTCTTTGGAATCCTGGGGCTACCGCCTTGGCGAATACAAAGGTGGCTTTGCCAAGAACACTGACTGGAAAGAGTGGTCGCAGGACATGGAGGACTACATGGTTCAAGATGTCAACGTTACAACTAAATTATGGTCCTACTTTGTCAAGAACTTCCTGACTACATCAAGCTAGAACATCAGGTTGCAGAAATTCTCACCCAACAGGAGCTTCATGGCTGGTACTTCGACGAGCGCAACGCTTACGAACTTGAAAATCAACTTAGACGAGAGCTTGATCGACTTGCAAATGATCTTAGATCGTTGCACCCGTTTGTCTCAGGCGGTCCGTTTACTCCAAAGCGAGCTAACCGAACTTCAGGATATGTTGAGGGGTGTGAGTTCACACGTATAAAGGATCTGAACCCAACATCCAGGGATCACATTGCCTGGGTTATGCAGACCTTTTACAAGTGGAAACCAACCGAGTTCACGGAGAAAGGTAAGCCAACCATTGACGAAGTTGTTCTCAATGATATTGGTACACCAATCGCTCTGAAGTTCTTCCGCTGCTTGGAACTAACCAAACAGCTTGGCTTGTTGTCCGAAGGTGTTAACGCCTGGCTAAAGCTTGTCAAAGACAATCGAATACACCACCACTGTTCAGTGGCAACCAACACCCATCGATGTGCTCATCGAAAGCCGAATCTAGGTCAAGTACCAAGTGACGCTGAATTTAGAAAGTTATTCTGCGCTAGCCCGGACCTGTGCATGGTTGGTGCTGACCTCGCAGGGATTGAATTGCGAATGCTTGCCCACTATCTGGCTAGATACGATGGAGGCCGCTACGCAGATGTTCTTCTCAACGGTGACATTCACCAGGAGAACGCAGACAAGATCGGCATCAGCCGACGTTTAGTGAAAACCGTTACCTACGCATTCCTTTATGGTGCTGGCGATCAAAAGATTGGGCTCTCCTACGATCAAGGCCTTTCCAAGGACCAGGCGATCAAGAAGGGGCGAGAAATTCGCCAGGCTTATATGGATGCCATTCCTGGTCTTGAGAAGCTCGTCAACGCTACTAAAGCAGCTGCTAAACGAGGTTACATTCGCAGCATCGACGGTCGCCATATCGGCGTTGAGTCGGGGCACAAAGCCCTGAACTATTTGCTGCAATCCTCAGCAGGCGTCATTGCCAAGCGGTGGATGGTAATCGCTAACAACCATATTAAAACCAACTCTATCTCTGCTCATCAACTGGCATTCATTCACGACGAACTTCAGTTTGAGACAGAGCCTTCCAATGTAGATGTGCTCAAAGGAATCCTCCTTTATTCAGCTCAATCTGCTGGGGAATATTACAACATGCGCTGCCCCGTTTCCGCTGACGCTAAGTCAGGCAGTAACTGGGCAGAGGTGCATTAAGTGTAATGAGGTTAAAGCTCTAAGTAGTTTCGATGTTTACCAAACAGGCGGAGGCATCAGGAATACATGCAAAACCTGTAGGGCAGAGATGAGTCAGTTAAGGAGCAAGCTAAGGAAACTATTTCCCCCACCTCCACCAGGCTCCTGCCCAATATGCGGAAACCACACAACTACATGGATCCTTGATCACTGCCATACCACTGATTCGTTCAGAGGGTATATATGTGATCGATGTAACCGTGGCCTTGGTTGCTTTGGTGATGATCCAGAACGAGTACTAAAAGCTTTAACCTATTTGTCCACTAGCAGATATGCCACCCAAGACCAAATCCAAAACACAGCTGGCCAAGAAGCAGTTTGAATCACGTGCAAAATTTAAGCACACGAGGCAAGGAGACGGGACACGTTCTCTCCCTTCGCATGGTCGCAAGCTTCGACGTGGCCAAGGAAAATAGTCCACCACACATTTATGACAACTAACCCCTTTTACACCAAGGTCACAATGATTATTGAATCCAGCAATGGAGACCTTGAGGATTACCCAAAATCGAATAAATACACCATCGAGTTTGATGCAACAGACATGACTCTCTTTGGATGGGCTGAGCAATTCAGGGCTCTTTTATCCCTTCAGGGTTTTGCAGAAAAATCAATCATCGAATTGCTAGGTGATCGATGAGTTTGCTTATTGACGCAGACTTCCTTGTCTACAAGTGCTGTGCCGCAAATGAGTCTGAGATCGACTGGGGCAATGATGTAATTCTAGTTACATCAAACTTCAGTGATGCAATGCGGATGACTCAACAAGAGCTGTACCGAATTGCCTCTGATCTTGGTTGCTATGATGATTCTATTTTGTTTTTTAGCGATAGTACTAACTTCCGTAAGACTATCGATCCTGAATACAAAGGCCACCGCAATCGGAAGAAGCCGTGTGGTTACAGGAGAGTCATCAACGCCCTGTCTGAAGATTACCCAGTAGTGGTCATGCCAACGCTGGAGGCTGATGATGCCATTGGCATCTATGCCACCAAGGAATCCGGTCACATTATCTGCTCACCCGACAAAGACATGAAGCAGATCCCTGGAGAGCTGTACGACTTCACCAACGAAGTCATCACTATCACCAAAGAGGAAGGTGACCTTTGGCATCTTATTCAGACAATGAGTGGAGATCAGACAGATGGTTATGCAGGCGTTCCAGGAATTGGAATCAAACGCGCTGCAGCCCTTTTAGAAAAGAATGGTCCTAGTTGGCAAACAGTTGTTGATGCATTTGCCGAAAAGGGTCTTGGTGAAGATACTGCTTTGACTAATGCCCGCTTGGCAAAAATCCTCCAACACACTGACTATGACTTTCAGTCCAATTCCATCCGATTCTGGAGCCCTCCCTGCACCAATAGTCGAAATGACAATGGAGCAGAAGTTCAAGCTCAGGCAAATTGAAGACGCGCTAAGGCACCCTGATTCATCCAAGGAAGACATCATTACTATCTTCCTTGCATTGCAGCATCAGTGCTTTGTTCTTGGCAACTCACTTTCTAATCTAGTTAAAAAATGGCCAGCCCCCAAATCGGCCCAAGTTACTACCGACGAGGACTAATCCAAGTCTGGGACTTTATCCGTGACCAGGGCCTCAACTTCCACCTTGGCAATGCCATCAAATACATTTGCCGTGCAGGCTACAAAGAGTCTGCCGAGCAAGACCTTGAAAAAGCAATCCACTATCTAACGAATGAGCTTGACCACCTGCGCTCCCTACGATCAATACCAAACACGGGCAAACCAGTTCCGCGAAGCGTATCAGCTGCCGATTGGTCTGACGACTACCTCGTTGAAGCTGCAGCAGACTTTGATCGATGAAGAGCACCTTGAACTTGCTCATGCATATCTAGATCTTCGCGAAGACATCAACAACAAGCGAGCCCGTGAGCACATGCTCAAGGAGTTGGCTGATCTTGTCTACGTTTGCCACCAGATGGCAGCAGCATTTGGCTGGGATCTTCAGGTTGCTTACAACCAAGTTCACGCTAGCAACATGAGCAAGCTTGGAGACGACGGTCAGCCCATACGTCGTGAGGATGGAAAGATCCTCAAAGGGCCTAATTACTTTGAACCTTCACTTATTAGTCTTGTCTAAAATGTCCACTAAAGAACTCATCGCCCGCACTGGGCGGGTGCAGTCTTGGATTGACGACCCCACCTCTCGTTTACCCGTCTCCTGCACCGTGTTCGTGGTGGAGGATGAGATGGAAGGACCAAACGGAATCGAGGCATCATGGCGTTTTGTTAGCCATGCTCTCCGCTATGGAGCGGGCGTTGCTGTTCATCTCAGCAAGCTTCGTCCAAAAGGTGCAGAGAATGGCAAAGGTCTTGTGGCCTCTGGCCCCGTGTCGTTTGCCAAGATCTATTCAACCCTTAACGAAATTCTTCGCAGAGGCGGGGTGTACAAAAATGGAGCCGTGGTTGCTCATCTTGATCTTAATCATCCCGATGTGCTGGAGTTTATTACTGCTAGCCGGGCTGATCTACCTTGGATCAAGCGTTGCGTCAATATTAACCCGCATTGGTGGAACGAAGCGACGCAACAAGTAAAAGATGCACTCCTGCAGGGTATCCGGCAAGGCGACATCTGGCTGAACAAAACAAAGGTCGATCGAAATGGAAATCGAATCCGGGGAAACGTTTGCCTGGAAGTGTACCTGCCCTCACGGGGAACCTGTCTACTGCAACATGTCAACCTTGGCGCATGCGAACTCAATGACATTCAAAGTGCATTTGTCAACGGAATGTCCGAGCTGTGCGCCCTCCATGCCAAAACAGGCGTTGGAGATAGCAGAGAGTACCTCCCTGCGGAGACGGATCGCCAGGTCGGTCTGGGAATGCTCGGACTGGCTAACCTGCTCCGTCGCTCCGGTGTGACGTACAAAGAGTTTGGTAAGGCTCTGGAGGCTATGAATGCCAAGGAGCCGCATGCTCACACTCCTGCGTCTGTCCTGGCCCACGAATTGCGGGCTGGGATTATTGCTGCAGCCCAAGTGGCCAAGGTCAACCGGATGGAGCGGGCTTTTGCCATTGCCCCTACGGCTTCCTGCAGCTACCGCTATACCGATCTCGATGGGTTTACCACCTGTCCTGAGATCGCCCCTCCCATCTCACGTCATGTTGACCGTGACTCCGGCACCTTTGGTGTGCAGAGCTACGACTATGGCGACGTTGAGGTTGCCAGTGAAGTCGGCTGGGAGGATTACAAACGAGTTGCTGACGGCATCATGCAGATGCTGAACAGCACGGGACTTCTTCACGGTTACAGCTTCAATAGTTGGTCTGATGTGATCACCTATGACGAAGCGTTTATTGAAGAGTGGCTGCAATCTCCGCAGACCTCCCTTTACTACTCGCTTCAGGTAATGGGTGACACGCAAGACAAGACCAGTGCATATGCTGCATTGGATGAGTCTGAGGTGGACGATTACCTGGAGTCGATTCTTAATGAT